GCCTCTTCATCGTGCCCGCTCCCGGACTTGTCCATGTTGAAATTGCGACTACAAGCGCCGCTGGCTCCTGTGAGGATTGTGCGCCACGTGAGATTCAGCTTATTCTGTGGGGAGGGGAACCCGCGTGTTGAACGCCGCCGATTTTGATTTGGCCTCGCCGCTACTGAGTGCTTCGCGTGAAGGCCGAAGGTTCGACATGGGCAGTTTGTGGAGGCATGGTGGTACGCGAGATGCGTGCACCCTTCTTTCTAATTCCGGGCATGAAACACTTCCACAGACTTCCCCTGTCGAGCCTTCGAAATCCATTTCATCCGCAAATAGAGGCGAGGCCAAAACATGAGAATCGGAATGCGTGGATTAGGGGACATCGTTCCATTAAATGTACCCTCGGAAGCAACCCAGCTTACACCAAATCAGGGATCCGGTTGGATGCTTCAGACGAATGGATGGTGGATCTGGATCGGCGCGGGCGCTCCCAATCTGCAAATTCCAATCTCGGCCGGGCCGGGAATACCTTCAAATTCAGGCTGGGTTTCTCAACCCAACCAAACCGTGGTATGGACCGGCCCAGGAAGTACGCCGAACGTGCTTCCAAACTCAATTACCCCGCCCGGCGCATTGACCACGCTTCACGTCGGCCCGACGGCACAAGGCCCCTTGTTCAATTGGACGCCTCAGCCGATCCTTCCCGATTCAATGCTTCCCCCAGTGATTCGGCGGGACAACCAACCGAAGCCGGTTCAGTGGAACCCCACAAAGTACGACATGGCGCTGATCTCGCGCGCCAAAAAATGGCAGTGGGTCGCGGCGCACGGCGGGCTAAAGTCCTGCTGCAGAATTCCGGAGCTCGGGGCGCCGATCTGGGACGATCCTCCGTGGGAAGTGATGCCATCGAACGCGGTCCCGATCCCCGGAGAAATGAACGGGCTCCCCATCGCTGCGTTTCAGAGCGGGGGAGTTTTTACGGGCCTGGACGTGTTGATTTTACAGATCCGCGTCCCCTCCGGATACGACGGCGTGATCAACAAATTCGTAGCTCAAACATCCGGGGTGACGGGCTACGATGACTTCTCAGGAAACATCATCTGGAGGCTTCAGTATGGCGTCCGGTACGCCAGAACGCTGGGGAATGTGACCAACACCTTCGGATCTTTTCAAAACTCGCTCCTGGTTCCCGGCGTGTATTCGATCCGGGTTGTGAGCGATCAGACAATCCAGGTATTCGCGAATGTGCCGGTTGGTTCCCCTGTCGCTGGTGGTTCGATCGGCGCGGCTGTATTCGGCTGGTTTTATCCGAGGCGGTGAGGTTGGATAATGGTAATTAGATGGCCGACACTTCACAGGACCGAGCGCATCCCAGCGGATGGACCGTTGACACTCTAAAAGAGTACTTTCGCTCGGAGCTACAGGCGCTGACGGATAAAATGAATGAGCGCGACAGGTTCTATTTAGGCCAAATCGCGGAGCAAAAGAATTTAAACGCCAATTCGTTCGCGTCTTCGGAAAAGGCCATCGAAAAAGCGGAGACGGCTCAAAAGGAGTACAACGCGCGGTCGAATGAATTTCGGGGACAGCTCGACGATCAGGCAAAGACGCTCATGGCCCGGACGGAAGTACTGGCGATGCTCAAAGCGGCCAACGACAAATCGGATGTTTCGAATAACGCGCTGGACCGGCGGATAGATAAGGTGGATGCCGAGATCGTTGCACTGCGGGAATTCAGGAGTGAAGGCGGCGGCAAAGATAAAGCGCAGCGGGACAATTTGCAGCAGCGCAATTGGTCGATCGGTATTCTCGTGGCCGCGCTGTTCGGCATTATGTCCTTTGTTCTTTCGGTTCTCGCGTACATGAAAAAGTGAATATGTCGGCCTCACCTACCATCGATCTTCGAGACGGCTCTAGCCTGTTCGACATGGGCAAATTGTGGACTGTCGAGCGCACAAAATTTGAGAGAAGCGGAATCTTCGCCGAGGCCAAAACAAAATGAAAACCCAACCCTACGCACCCCCGCCAGGCTACTACGATCTGCCCTTCACATGGGCCTTTGACGCCTCCATTTTCGCGAACGGATCGAACCAGAAGGGCAACTCAATTTATCTGCTCGGCGGCTATGGGGACTTCCTGCTTCGTCGCGTCGTTGGGCTTGATCGCATCCTTGCAGCCGATGGGACTGGAATGTACCGGCTTTCGCGCGCCTCGCGAAACGTCTACATGTCATCTGACCCGGTGCAGGCGCCAAACTCCCCCGAGTTGGCCATCGTGCCCGGTGAATTGTATCCGGAGACGGGGACGCTCTACTTTGACCTGTACGGGATCGATTTGCCGGCGAATCCTCTGACAGGCCAACTTGCCTTTCAGGGAATCCGCCGGCAGAAAGGCAATCCGCCGCGCAATCCCACGTATAAAGCTTACGAAAAGACCTTCACTTATCAGACGACCGGAGTTTTGACGCAGGTTGCATCGGCAAACGCGCCCGTCGTCACGTTCAGGTCGATTGTCGATTACGACTTTGAACTGTATCAGGTCATTCTGATGCAGGCTTCGGGAATTGCCGCCCGTCCCGCGATTTTCGCGGCTGAAGAAGGCGCCGCCCTTTCAGTGGCCAGCGTAGGCGGAGTATCTGGAACGATCAATCTGCTCGATTCGACGGGGACGGCAAATGTGCCGCTGAGTATCGCCGTTGTGGGTACCGCGATCACCGTACATCTTGCAACTAACAACACTGGATTTACGCTGAATAGCGGCAACACACAGTTGCTCCAGGTCATCAATCTGATTAACAGCACACCGGCTTCGGCCGCGATTGCGTTTGCGACTTATTTGCTTCCCGGCGGGCCTTTTGGGATTCCGATCAATAATGCTCCTGGAAATAATCAACTGCCGTTCTTTGCCGGAGTTGGCGGGAGCGCTTTATCCACGATCACGACGCCCGTCTGCTCCCTGTCGATCTTCGATTCTAACCGGGTGAAGATTTCCAACAAACCGATTATGGACATCTTCTACAACGGCGGGCCGGGATCGCCATACGAAAACGGAGCACTGGTCACGCCTCTCTGGTATCCCAAGGATTCGGTTTTGGAGATCGACTTCTTTTCTCAAATTACGAACGCATCGCTTTTGCCGACGTCGGTGATTGCCTATCTTGTGGGTAAGCAGTACATTCCTTGTTGATTTTATGTTGGCCTCACCACAAATCGCGCTTCGCATCGGCTCTCGCCTGTTCGACATGGGCAAATTGTGGACTGTCGAGCGCACAAAATTTGAGAGAAGTGGAAATCTTCGCCGAGGCCAAAACATAGTCGATGAATGAGACAAAAAATACCAACAACGTTAACTCAGATAATGGGGCGCTCTTTCTTTCTGTACTGGCTCGAAGTGAACAACGATACGGCGGGTGTGATAAGATTTGGCGCATACGACGGAGCGGGCTTGGCAATCATTCCAATGCAGGACGTCCAGCCGGGCGGCGTGATGACTTATAAAGCCGAGTCGGGCGCTCCGGTCGCGGCGGGCATGTCGTGGATTGCATCGGCTCCTGGTTTGGTGGGATGGTACAACACGTCGGTTGCAGGGCATATTTGTTGAGAGGTGTTATGAAGTTCTTCAAAAATCGCGCAGTCCTTACAAGCGCAGTGATTCTGGGCCTTTACGTGGCCGGGACGCTGTTCGCCCAACTCAATCCGTCGGGGGGCCAAACCGTCACGGCCAACGCGGGCACGAACCTGAACACTTCGGCCCTGGCGCTCGAAACGGGCGGTAATCTCGCCACCTTGGCGGGCACGGTCAGTTCGGCGCACGTGAATGTAGCGGGCACGCTCACGGGCGTCACGACCGTAGCGGCCGTCACTGCGATCACGAATGCGCTCCCGGCCGGCACAAACGTCCTCGGGCACGTCCTTGTGGATAGCGGACTGCTAAACACGGTGCCTAAAACCTCATGCGGCAACTCAGTCGCGACAGGATCCCTACTTGCGGCGGTCCCAACCAGCTCAACCCTCGTGACATCGGCGGCGACGGCCTGCGTCATTGCGATCATTCTGAACAACACGAACGGCGCCGCGGTAACCGTCACGGTCACGGACAACACGGCCACACCGGTAAACGACCTGCTTACTTTCTCGATTCCGCCGGGTTCCCAGTTGATTCAATCGCTCTACGGGGCTGCATTCAACCTGGGCCTAAAGTGGAGTGCGTCAACCACTGGGGTTACTGGATCTGTTGTTGCTTACCAATGAGACGCGCGGACCGCTATGAGTAAAGCTTCCAGTAATCGGGCCGTGAGGGCAATATCCGTAATGTCCAAGAGCATGGTTGCAATTCATGCACAGCAGCCGGTACTTGTCGGTTGGCCATCCAAGTGTTCTTAGGTATGCGTAAAGACCCCAGCCTCGCCGTTTCAGCTTGTCACGTTCAACAGTTCCTCCACCGTGGATATGGTCTATCGTTAGAAATTCCTGCTGCGCTTCACCGCAGCACACGCACTTTCCGCCGTAGGCTTGGATTGCTTGTTGCCGGACCCTCAATCTGTGAATTTTATGAAATTCCTTGAATTTTACAAAACATGGATCGCACAATTGAGCGTGATCGCTCTTTCGTGCCTTGCCGCACTGCGTGCACAGTCCGGCTGCCTTAGCTCTGGCCGTCCAAAGTTTGGCGTTTTTCCGGTGGTTAGCGTTTGCAGCGGCCTTGTCTTTGAAGGGCATTTCACCCACGATACGACCATTTGTGATAAAGGTAAATGGTACTTCCGTTATGGGGGCATGGAGTGATGAAACTGCGTTATGTGATTCTGACCGTCTTTCTTGCGCTTGCAGTGGCCTCGCGCGCCGATCTGAGCCCGTCGGGCAATGGTCCGCATCCTCTCCCATCATCGCTGGCAGTCACGGCGCTCTCGGCCGCTGCAACGACCGTAACGGCCACGTTGCCATTGGTGACCGGGCAGTTTCACTACATCACCGGGATGCAAATACAGAGATACTGCACCACGGCAATCGCTGCCTCCGGGGTGCTGACCACAACCACGACAAACCTCCCTGGGTCGCTCGCGTTTTCAGCGGGAAACACCTGTGCGCTCGGTAATGTGTACGTTGATTTTTCGATGACTTTTGCCTCGCCGCTCAAATCGTCAGTGGCGGGAACGGCGACGACCATCGTTGCGCCGTCGGCGGGCTCGGCGGGGTTTTATCGGATCACGGTGTTTTACTATGCCGCGCCGTGAAACGACTTCAACTTTGAAAGGATTCAAAAACTATGTTCCCTCCATTTTTACTCAGTCTGATTGTTGGTTTGGTGATTGTCGGATTGGTGCTGTGGCTGCTCAGCCAGATCCCAATGGACCCGGCGATTCGCCAGATTATCCGCGCGGTCGTCATTGTCTGCGTGGTGCTGTGGCTGCTCTCTATTCTGCTGGGCTACGGCGGAGGACTGGCGCTGCCTGCTTACCCTGCTAGGCGCTGAGCGGATCCTTCGGGATGTTCGTCGTCCGAACCATCTCCATCAGGTCCAATGACGAATCTTCGTCGCATAATCCGTTTCGAAGTGTGAACTTGCGCTCTCGACCGTCACCTCCAATTACAAGGCCCTTTACGGACGTCTGCGAAACGCCCATGATCTCCACGAATTTTCCTGCTCGTGTTTTGTAGGTCCGTCCTACCGCGTTCACCCATTCATTTATGGTTGGCATTTCTATGTGTTGGCCTCGCCCCTATTGGTGACTTCGTCGACGTGCGCGCGCTCGACATGCAGGATTGTATCGCCACTTCCACACCCGCGGATGTTCTTCAAAATTCAAATACATAGCTTCTATCTCGATAGACTTCATCATGTCCAATATCGCCCGGTTTTCTACTGTAAAGGTGTCCTCCGCCGGTTCCGAAGTGGAATAAACAAAATCTTCTCTTCTGTTTCTGAAGGGTTTCTCCAGCCAATGGCAAGCGGACAATAATTCATCGGCCACAGATCCATCCTGCGAATGTCGCACGCTCCAAAATAAGACGCAACGACGGATTAGAGGTAGGCCAAACCATCATGTAAAAAACTCCTCACTTGCTCTAAGTGCAGTGCGATCCCCCGTGATCAGATCAAATCCTCTTAATCTCGAAAGGTAGGTATCGAAAGATCCGCCATCGACCGAAACCCCGGCCGTGATTCCCAAGTGCTGTGCCGTGCAAGACAGTGGATAAAGATTGCTCAACGCAAGCAACATCCTGGATGCCCCGCCCGTCCCCATCTTTCGAATCCAGTGATTGAGCAGGTCTTTGCCCTTCGGCAACGGCTCCCAGTGTCCCAACGCCTCAAGCCCGGCCCGTGTGATCTTCAACGACTGGCGATCGCCATCGACCCATCCCGAACGGCGCGCCTTACTCAGATACGTATCGAACGATCCGCCCTTGACGGAGACATCCGCCCGCAGTCCCAATTTCGAGTCGGTCAACCCCTGCGGATTCTGAGCAAGTGCGATCAACATGCGGCGGAGTCCCGACTTGCCGATCTCGGATGAACCGTTTTGCGGCGTAACCGTGATCCCCAAGCGCGGGGCCACCTTCATCGGTAGCGGCGGCATCCCCTTGACGCGTCTAAATTCCGTCTCGATCTCCTGCACACCAGACTTAAGCGGAATCGGACGGCCCGGCGCGACTGCCTTATTAATTTCCTCCAGCGTATTGCTCAAGATGGTGCGGAGGTTGTTCACTGTGTTCGCGAACCGGTCAAAATCAGCCTCCGACATCACCGGCTTTTCAACCACCGTCGGCGGCTGCCCAAGTGCGGACTTTGCCAATCGCTCGAGCTCCGCGATCCGCGCCCGCAGTTTCTTGGGATCGTTCTCCAGAACCTCTTTCGCGACAACCTGCAATCGCTCTTGTATCGCCGGCAGATCGATCGGCGCAAGTACAATCTGCCGGGATGCCCCGTCCGGCGCCTTCGAGCTGTCGTACGTCGAGATCCGCGGGAAGGTCACGCGTTCCAATAGACCGATCTCAGGTGCCCATATCCAGCCCGTTCCGGTAGGCAGAGAGGCCAGCGACGACAGTAGTTCCTTTCCTTGCTTCGGGTCCGCCCATTCTCCGATCCAATCCTCCACCGCATTCCGGTCCTGTGGTGCGATCAAACGCAGGGCAATCAAGCACTCGGATTGAGTTAATCCGTCTTTGTGAAGCTTGGCTGGGCGCTGAGAAATCATAATAATCCGGAGCCCCACGCCGCGCCCCAGGCTGACCATATTGTTTCCGGCGTTCAACATCTTCGCCGATTGCGGATCGCTCACCCTTCCTTGTGGCATCATCAGGTGCGCCTCGTCGATGATCACGTGCAGAGGCCCTTCGTTGACCTGCAAGAGCGTTTCCGCGAAGTCGGTATAGAATCGGGTCCGTTCGCTGATCGTGAATCTGCGCGTGTCGATGATCGCCGAGGTATGGGTTTTACCGATGATCTCCGCGATCGCCGTGCCCGTGTGCGAGTCGAGCGGCAAGTCTCCATGCTTCCCGCCTAAGACGAAAATAGAGAATGCTGGCTTCTTGCCCGTGATGTCCGAACGTAGTCCCCACCATACGCCCGTCGGATCGAGAATACAGACCCGCCGATTCTCAGCGAGTAGCGATTCCGCGATACCCTTGGCCGTGTAAGTTTTACCGCTATTGTGGGTGACCGTGAAGTCGTCGAGCAGGTAGCGGCCGTCCCCGTCAAGCGCGAAGCCCCAGAATTTCTCAACGGGAAGTTGTTCGATCTCGAAACCAGACTTGAGTGCATCTTTCTTCTGGAGTCGCGGAGAAGCGTGTTTGTATTCAATCCGACACGGGATCATCGAGGTATGACCGGAAATAGACAGGCGATGATAAATCCCTCCGGCGCCGGTTTGGGCCTTGCAAAACTTCTCAACGATTTGCACGCATAAACCAACGCTTCTGCAAAGAAAGGCCACATCTTCGGCAAGCCGTTTGGATTTGGAAATGAAATCGTAGCACCCTCTCGACAGGTGCCCATCCGTATCTATCAGACCAGCCAACAGCTCTAGACGGTTGGTTCTCGATGCGACTTTATAATGTTGCGGGATAAATTTGGTGGCCGCTTTTGTGCCCCACAATCCGAGGGATCGAAGTTGCTCAGTGATCGGATTAAGAACAACGCCGCCTTTTTGACCGACGGTGAAAGTGTAACTGGGGCATGTTCCGCTCGATTTATCTTGCCGGAGTCCGATCCCATACTTAGAAGCCATGAGACGGAGCAGCGCCACTATCCCATCGTCAGGAGTGCTCACAGAAGGGCGACTGTGAAGCATTCCATCGCCGAGTAATATGCCGAGAAAGTAAGGCTCGATAGTGGCCGGTGTTCCGCACGGCGGAAAATCGACACCATCTGAATGGAACAGCTTGTAATAGTGAGTGCGCCTCGTTTTCGGCCATGTCAGCCACTCTTTTACCGGCACGTCGATTATCGACCAGCGCTTCTTGTCTGGCTTATTGCCATTGTTTGTACAGGTTCGTCTCAACGTGAGGATGTGGTCGAGGTTGACAACAAATGACTTCCCCCGCGTGGGTATTATGCGCGCCATCTCCTGCTCGCCACGGAACAATTCGACGACAGCGCGCGGCTCACTGTCCGGCCCCATCAACCGCTCGCCGACAACGATATCCTCAACGGCCTTAATGGACCCGTCGTACATCAAGATCCCCTGCCCTTTGCGGTGGCAGCCGGTCTTACCGAGGATCGCAATGTGCTGCTCAAGCACCTTTACCGGGATTGTCGGCCGTGGTTTGCCCGTGTCCCCCGTCTGTAAAACGTGCAAGAGCTTCTGAGCTTGTGCTTCGAGTTCGTTCATTTATGGGTTGGCCTCGCCGCTATTGGTGGCTTCGTTGGAGGGTGAGGGCTCGACAGCCATCTTAAATACTTCATCATCTTCGAATCCGACTGGAATCGGTATAGATCCACCGCTACAAATTTCATCGATAGCAGAGGACCACGTTTCGTAGGAAATCCTTAGGCGCACTTCCAAGGCCCGCGCCACTTTTCGAAGTGTTTCGACGTTGGGATTTCCCCTTTTGCAGCTCCAGTTCACATTTTCGAGATCCGATATTTGAGCTTGGTGCAATCCAGCCGCTTGCGCTAATTCCGCTTGTGACCATCCGCGTCGTTGGCGAAGTTCTCGAATCTGGATGGCAACGTAGGCGTTCAAATATGTTTCAGCCATCGCATATCTAAAATCCTCGATATCAAACAACGTGCCCGTCATTCCACCACACTCCCCTGTCGAGCCTTCAAATCTTCGTTAGCTTTTGATGCGTTGGCCTCGCCGCTAGGTGTGGCTTCGACGGAGGGAGAGGGCTCGACAGGGGAGTGTTTTGGAATTAGACGCTTTATCCCGTCATTTGCGGGTTTCCATCCACTCTCTGTAAATCCGCAGTCGCACTTTTCATTAGCTCCGTGAACAACATGAACATTCAGATCTTTCGCACACGTGGTCATTCCACCACACTCCCCTGTCGAGCCTTCAAATCTTCGTTCGAAGCGCCCGGTAGCGGCGAGGCCAACGCAAGAGCACGCTGCTTGGTATATTCATCCAAACGCCGCTGTATCACAAGCCAAATGCCCGCCCTGGAACGTCCAGTCAATCTTGAAATCCTCGTAGCAGAAAGTCCATCCCGGTGCAACTTCAAAATATGCTCCTCATCCGCCGGCGAGCTCTCGCGCGGCCGTCCCAAGCGAACCCCCTTACGCCGCGCATTGGCAACCCCCGCTTTGACCCGTTCGACAATCATCTCCCGTTCAAACTCCGCGAAAGATCCGATCATCTGGAACAGTAACCGGCCCTGCGCGGTCGTCGTGTCGATTTCCTGCGTCATTGAGATGAAGTCAATTCCCAAGGCTTCAAACAGGTGGAGCGCCTCTATCAAATGTTGCAGCGATCGAGCGAAACGGTCGAACTTCCAGACCAGCACGACATCGAAGCGCTTCTGTTTCGCGTCCGCCATGAGTCGCTTATATTCGAGTCCCTGCCCGGCCCGTCGTTTATTTACGACTCCCGTCACCTGGTCGACGTACTCCCGATGTACTTCAAAGCCCCTTCGCTGGCAGTAGGAGCGGAGTTCCATCAGTTGAGATTCCGCATTCTGATCCGATGTTGAGACACGCGCGTAGATGGCCACCGATTTCATGTTTTTGTTTTGGCCTCGGTCAGTGGCGCGGCTTCGTTGGAGGGTGAAAGCTCGACAGGTGGGAATCGTTCGCGTTGCAACCGTTCGAGTGATTCGATTTCACGGCGTGCAGAGTCTATCTCGTTTTCGAGATCCGTTATTTTGTACTCTTTATCGCTAATGGAAAAGAGTAAGTCGCCAATCTCGGAGGCGAGCTTATCTTCAGAGAGCAAGTACCAGCCGTTTTCTTCAGCCGAGAATCGCGCGAAAACCTGGGCGTCTGAAATGCCCTCCGGTATAATCGGGCGTTCTTCATCCTCTTGTTTGAGGGGCATCACCAATGCGACGACGGTAACACCGTCTACAGCAGCAAGGAGGCAATGTTTGGGACCGACAAACCATTTGGCGCCGGGAAAACAGCGAAAGTACGCTTCTTCGATCCACTCAGGGCCAACCTTGCGAAGGTATTGCGCCTCTCCGACCAACACCAACCCGCCAACCTCGGCGGCTCCCAGTTTCGTCACGTAGTAATTCCGCCACAGTTTTTCGAGGGGCGCACACGCTTCGCCTTTTTCCGGGATCGTGACCTCCCCACGAACGACGGCGAAGTGTCCGTTGGTCACGAGGTGCTGACCGTCCACCACGGCCCATTGAAACCGCCCGCTACCCTTCAACATCGCCTCAATGTGCTTCCAGTTCATCCGGCCACGCTCCCTTTCATGTTTTGGCCTCGCCGCTAATCCGTCTCCGCGTGAAGTTTGAAGGCTCGACAGGGAGGGCTAGAGCGCGGCCAGCCCGGCACCAGGGCAGCCTCGGGCAATCGATTAACCCGATTCGCGCACATGCCAACTTCGGTACGCCGCCTCCTCGCCTCATGAGCAGCATTAACCCTCCCAGTCCAACCCTCCGTCATTTCCACCACGCTCCCAAGTGTCGAACGCTCAAAAGCCCCGGCGAAGCGCAAAAGCACGCCAAGGCCAACATAAAAAGCTTGCCAGAAATCAGTGCATTACGCAAGAGAGTACTAAAGTACTGAAGTACCATTGTTTTCAATCAGCAAACCTGACAGAATGCAGGGAGGATTTATAGCAACGTCCAATGACACCCTTCGAATACACCGATATCGTCGCTCCACAGACGTATGACCAGTTTCTAGCCTCTAAGGTCGTTATCGCCGACGAAAGAGGCTCTGAGAGCGCCGGGTTGACGCTACGGCCACATTTATTCCCTCACCAGGCGGATCTGGCGCGCTGGGCGATCCGCGGCGGCAACCGGGCCATCTTCGCGTCATTCGGATTGGGAAAAACTGATATTCAACTCCAGATAATCGAATCCATCTTGGCGGAGACCGTCGGCTATGCGCTGATCGTCTGCCCGCTGGGAGTCAAGGGCGAATTTGTGCGCGCGGCCCGCGAACGGTTCGGCGGCATGACCCTGCCCTACATCCGATCAGCCGCGGAACTTGAGACGCTCAAAGCGGAAGGGCATCGCCAGTTCATCACGAACGAATTGATCCACTACGCCGGGTTCCTCGGGATCATGGATACCGGCCAGGCGTTAACAAGGTTTTTCAAATCGTGGCACAAAAGGTTCGCATTTCGGCTGAACGAGGGCAACGTCAAACGCCACACGTTCGAGCGGCTCGATTCGTTCGTGGATGCCATTGTAGGCAAGCGGCTGACGTACAAACAGTTGATTGCGGCGGTGCCCGCGTGATACACAACGGAGACGCCTTGAGCGTCCTGCAAACTATGCCGGATGCCTCCGTAAACTGCTGTATCACCAGCCCGCCCTACTGGGGTTTGCGCGATTACAACCTCCCGCCGTCCATTTGGGGCGGCGCTGTGGATTGCGAGCATGACTGGATTGAGGAGTCGATTAAAACAGAAGTAGGGCGCGGCAACTGGGCGCAAGCCACAAACGGACGTGGCGAAGTGCAGGGTGAGATTGCGGAGTTTCGAGAGCCAATACGGGCGCGGGCGATTCGCGGCTCTTGTTCCATTTGCGGGGCATGGCGTGGATGCTTCGGATTGGAGCCGACGCCAGAAATGTATGTGGATCATGCCGTTTCGGTGTTTCGCGAAGTTCGTCGGGTGCTCCGCGAAGATGGAACGCTCTGGCTTAATCTCGGAGACAGTTATAACGCGCATCCAGGACAGCGCAAGACGACCGATGCGGCTGGACCTAAGCAAGTTACAAACGAAGGTGCACAGGGCGCACCCTCCCGCTACGTCGCCAATCTGAAGCCGAAGGATCTTGTTGGTATCCCCTGGCGCGTGGCGTTCGCGCTGCAAGCGGACGGCTGGTGGTTGCGCTCCGATATCATCTGGGCCAAACCAGCGCCGATGCCGGAGAGCGTAACGGATCGGCCGACGCGGAGCCACGAATACATCTTCCTGCTTTCCAAGTCGGAACGATATTACTACGACCATGAAGCGATTAAGGAGCCTGCCGTGTGCGGCCATCCATCCGGCAACGGATATAAGCGTGAAGCGCGTTTGTCGTATCAAGACGAACGCGGCGCGCGGGGCAGCGATGAGCAATGGCAACCCGCATCGTGGAGAGGTTCGCGGTTTGATAAGGGCAAAACGAAAGAGGCGGTTGAGCAAACTGGCGCGAAGGTTGGCGTGCGCCCGAGTGCGCCCAAGGGTAGTTTCAACGGCAAGACTGAGGCTATGGCCGATACTGGTCAGAATGCTTTCCGCGCCATCACGGAGATGCGGAACCTTCGCGATGTGTGGACCGTAGGTGCTGAACCGTTCCCTGAAGCCCACTTCGCCACGTTCCCGCCGAAGCTGATCGAACCGTGCGTGATCGGCGGATGTCCCGAAGGTGGAACGATCTTGGATCCATTTTTCGGAGCTGGTACGACTGGCTTCGTTGCCCGCAAACACCGGCGAAAATTCGTCGGGATCGAATTGAATCCCGAATACGTCGCTATGGCAGAGAAACGAATGTCTCAGGAGGTGCTGTTCGGATGAATGTCCCCAAAGAGTTAGACACAATAACTGACGTAGTGCTTCGCTACCGACCGCCCGAAAAGGCGAAGGCCGCGAAAAAACGCGCGAAACGAAAGGCCAAACGCGATGCAAAGAAAGGCTAACTATACTCATGTATATAATTCCCCAAAGTATCGGTGCCTCCGGTCCAGGTGTCCGCTGAGGTAGCCGAATGATGGCTTCGCTCACGACGCGTTCCGCTCTTGTCGCTTGGGGCAGAAAAAACATTCCCGCTGAACTGGCCTACCTCACCTCCGACGAAAAGCGCGACCGCCATATTGTGACGTGGAATGAAGTCATGGAGAATCGCCGGAGGCGTCAAGCGGTCCGGCTGGAATTTATCCGCCGCACCATCCCACGCCGCGCCTACAGGTTCTCGGTCCGCTACTTCGATATGCCGCTCATGGGCGGATGGCAAAGCGCCCTTGACGACTGGCGCGGTCAACCTTACGGCATCTGGCCAGATAGAGATTTGAAGTGGTTCCGCCCGATGATCATGGAGGCTGTTCCGCTCGGACTGCTCCCGCTCGGAAGCGAGAACGATCAGTGGGCCGCATTCAAGGTGGAGTTCGCCCACCGATTCAAGCGCCGGATGAGAGACGGCAGGCCGATGGGTGTCGCATATATTTGGTGGGATCACAGTCATAGCATTCCGGAGCTTATTTGATGAACACACCCAAAGAGTTGGACACGATAGCTGATGTGGTACTTCGCTACAGACCGAAACCGAAGTCAAAAGCGGCGAAACGGCGCGCGAAAAGAAAGCGGCAAACTGATGCAAAGAAAGGCTAACGGGAGTCATGTATATAATTCCCTTATGAATACACGCCCTCATATAATGACTACGGCCACAACACCGACGACGACCGCTTTTTCGAACAAATGGACTACCTCACGCCGCATCTGAAACGCGCGCTGAAGCCCGGGCGGATGTACTGCGTCCACTGCAAAGACCGGCTACTCTACGGATCCGTCACGGGCCTCGGCATGTACAGCGTGAACCCGTTCTCCGATAAGTGCGTGGCGCACCTTCAGAAACACGGGCTGATCTACGCGGGCCGAATCACGATCGTGACCGACGTCGTGCGCGAGAACAATCAGACCTACCGGCTGGGATGGACCGAAAACGGGAAAGATGGAACGAAGATGGGTGTCGGATCACCCGAGTACATTCTGCTGTTCCGCAAGCTGCCGACGAACATGGCGCGTGCCTACGCCGACGTGCCCGTGACTCATCCCAAGCCGCTGTGTGTCACGTTGGATGGCGAGATCGTGCCCTACGATCAGAAATTGCCGGTGCTTCGGTCGATCATCCCCGATGGAGACATGGACGCCTACTCGCGATCGCGCTGGCAATTCGACGCGTCCCCGTTCTGGCGATCGGCCGGCGACCGCTTCCTGTCTCCCGAAGAAGTTCAATCTCTTTCAACGGACCAGCTCCGCCGCGTCTGGCATGACTTCAACAAAAAGCACCTGTATCGATTCAAGGAGCACGTGAAGATCGCGGAGATCCTCGAAGATAAGGGAATGCTCCCGGCCAACTTTATGCTGCTCGATCCACGCTCGCATTCCGATTGGGTTTGGGATGACGTGGTGCGGATGCGCACGTTGAACACGGACCAGGCGCGGAACCGGGTTGAAGGGCACATTTGTCCATTACCCTTCGATATCGTGGAACGGCTGATCGAGCGCTACTCGAACAAGGGCGAACTGGTTTTGGATCCCTTCGCCGGCCTGATGACCGTGCCCTATGTCGCGGTCGAGCGCGGACGAAAAGGATACGGGATCGAACTTTCATCGGACTACTGGGCGGATGGAGTCGGATACCTGAAGGCGATGGAACAGAAAGTCACAAGCCCTACATTATTCGATTTCGACAAGATGGAACCGGCGAATGTTCCGTAAAGTGAATTTTTTTTGTTTTGGCCTCGTCACAAATTCCGGCAACAATTTACTTGCCTGACCAAATTGGGATAGACTTCTAACGGCGGTTAGAAGTCTATTTTCGTTTTAGGCTAGTGGTCAAGCGCTGGAAGCTGGCAGGCGGAACAGCGTTGAAGCCCTTATCCGGTGGGTCAGTCGAAGTGTATCACGGCTGACCCCATCAGTCAAGTAAATTGTTGCCCAAATTCCACTTCGCTCAACGGGTGTGCGCTCGACAGGTTCACGATTTGCCCATGTAGAAAGAGAGAAAGCCGACGCGAAGATCGATTAGCGGTGAGGCCAAAACCAAAAAGAACTATGGCGACGAGAAAGCCTGAGTGAGTCGATTGGTCCAAGTCCCTGTAGAACCGCTGGATATCCAATGCTGAACCTTAATCGTGTGCGATCCCGCACCGAGGCTGACTTTGTACGCCAGTCCACACATGAATTTGAAGGTGCTGTTGCCGGAATCGCACTCGAAAACCGATGCTGCTGTAACGGACCCATCGATGTTTAACTCGTTTAAGAGGCCCGCTGGAGTGTTGTTCGTCAACACGCTATATGCCATGTAAGTGATCACCACGTTGGTAGTCGCCGCCAGGGTGAAAGTGATGGTATCCGGTGTCGATAAATCCACGGGTGAGCCGCTTGTGGTCGTTTCGGAATTCGTAGTAAAGAACGAGGCCAGCATGACTCCGGTTCCCGAGGAACTCGCCGCCCCAGGGATATACCCGACAACGTTGGTTGACGTAATCGTGGGGGCCCCTACTGTTGTGCTCCAGGTCGCGGCAAGGTCGATGGCCTCAGTCGCGGTCGTGTCGATGGTCCAGGCGGAACTAGTTTGCATGGGGGCTTCCCCTGGTGTCAAGGTTGCCCCGGTGCCCTCAAAAATGCAATTCGCAATCTGAGTGCCGCTGGCCCCGGCCGTTCGCGTGGTAACGCCGCAGCTTAGTCGCCAGGTCCCACTGGTCACGGATGCGATCTGCACCACGGCCCCGGTCGATATTCTAACCGTACCGCCTATTTTCAAATCGATTGTCAGGCTGGCGGGAGTGGCCGGGGTTGTAAAATATCCTTGCGCCACAAATTGGAAGTATTGTCCCGCCGTGAAGGTGTTCGCCGGTATGGTGGTGCTCCCGGACACCGTGCCAATTAGGGAAGTGGCTGTAGCCGCCGTGGCCGTGGTTGACCCGGTTGTGGAGAATAGCTGGGACCCTGCGGTTCCGCTGCTTCCCCCGCTAATCGCGGTGCAGGAAAATGCTCCGCTTGGAAAGGTTAGAGCATGGGAACCGTCAGCCGCACAGGAAGGTGGGGTGAATATCTCATGGTCCACGGTGGCCGCGTTCAGATTGTTGGCCACGGCGTTTTTGTTCACATTGGAGTTCAAATTGTAGATGTTGGCGATCGACGAATCCGTCACGACGCCAAACGCTCCACTCTCGATCACATTACTTGTGACACTGAATATAGAGGAGCTGGTCAAATTGACCGCCGTCGCCGTCGACGAACTCGGCTCACTCGAAAACGTGTTGCCGATGACGCTCCCGTAGGAACCAGCCGCCGTAATCTGCAACGTCGTGTTGTAGAAAAACACCCCGGCCACGTTCAGCGCAAGAGTGTTCGTGGCACAAATCCCATTCGGGGAAAGCCCGATCCCGCCGCCTGTGAAGCTGATTTGGTCCGTCGTGTTGCCGTTTGCCCCGATGTTTACTTCGCAACTCGGAACGCCGCTGCCGTTGGTGCCTTCAATGGCCGCATCGTCAAACCGGATGCGCCTGACCGAAAGATTGGAAGCTGCATTTATCACCAGCCCTGTATTCACGATTTTCATATCGGTGAAGGACTGCGTATCGGCATTGATGATCAGCAGGCCCGAGTTAGGCCCGTTCAATTCGTTATGGTCCCAATGTGTATCGCCCGATGGACTGGGGCTGTTCACCACAATTCCAGACTGGCCGGATGCGCCGCCGTTTTGCAGATACCGGATGTGAAGCCGCTCCACCCAGTTTTGAATCGCGCCAGAGCCGAAGAACACGCCTGAGAACGTGTTGTTGATCGTGATGTCGACGAGGTGAAGTGTGGTGACGTAGGTTCCGCCGCCTCCGCCGGTCGTCACGTAAAAAGCGAATCCCGCGGTAGGAGTGACGGTCGGGTCTTGGTTGACGGTAAAGTCCCTCAGCGTTTCGCCGAGATTATCAGGCCCGGTGGTAGATCCCGAAATGTTGGTGTTGATTACAAACGCCCCCGTCGCAATGCTTGCCGCCGTGATTTGGATGAAGGTTTGCCCTTGACCGTCCCCCACGATCTGCCCAGGATTGGCAATCGTGATCGCGCTGCTCACGTTGTAGGTTCCCGCCCGAAGATGGACCAGCGTTGCAGCCGTGTACGCCGCCTGAATCGCCGCCGTGTCATCATGCTTCACGACTGCCCCGGAAACCGTTGTGCTCGCGCCCGTGGCCAATGTGCAGGCCGTTCCGGATACGGTGGAGCAACTCGTTATCAGATTCGCGCCGGCGACGCCAGCTCCGATAACTTGAATTCCCATGCCCGAGGACCAGCCGGTGCCGCTCCCAAGCGTCAAGGCCGTGGGGGTGCCCGTGTTCACGGATCCGGTCGTCGTTGTCGCGCTGCCCGATGCGTTGTAAGACGTGATTGGGTCCACCCATTCGCCGAGATAAAGCCCGCCGTTAGCATTCGTCGTCACCGTGACGGTACTTGTGCCGGCTCCGGTTTGCGTGACGCTCGCTCCCTGTTGAAAGTTCAAGGTGGTCGCGGCGCTCGAAATCGGCGTACCGTTCACCTGGACTGCCAGAGAGCCGCCGCCACTGCCGCCCTTGCTTACTAGCGTCTGACTGCCCTGCAAAACGCCGTAGACCGTGCCCGAACCCGTCAATCCGCTCAGAGTGACGCGTAGCCAGGGGGTTGCTACCGTGCCATTGGTGAACGTTGCAATGCCGGTAGCTGTGACTGGGTTTGAGCCGGTGGCCGTCGTGCCCGCATAGGTGACGAAGGCTCCCGGCGTTGAGGGGGTTGCGGCCGGCGCGCTTTGCAGGGTCAGAGAATATCCGCTGAATCCCACGCTGTAGACTGTCAAGGTCCACTTGTCGCAGGATGGCGCCTTATTTGAAAAGTTGGGACTCGATCCCGCCGCATTAAGTGCGAAGTTCAGCACACAAGGCGGGATTGGCGCGGTTTGCGAGAAGGCGAAGGAAGCAAGGAAGAACAAGGGCAGCAGAAGTCTAGATGTCCGCATGGACCATATTCTACACGATTTTATTGATTTTGTTTTGGCCTCTTGAACGCTGAATGCTCCGCGTCTGGTTTTGGAGCGTTCGGCATTCACGGAGTGGAGGAAACGCCGCCCGGTTTAACAAAGTGACCTTTTTCGTCCCGCACTGGTCTATTGCAGTTTGGACATTGAGACGCGGTAACCGCGAGCGCGGCGCGTTCGGTTGCGCTCATCTTGCGCCCGTGGCCGATAATCAGTCCCAGCGCAAGGCTCGCAGCGCAGCCGATCACACCACAATAGTAAATCAGGAGAGGCATTATTCGACGACTGCCCCGCCCGCTTGAGTGACGAGGGGATCGACCTTTTCCCAGATCAAAGAGGTTGAAATGTACCACGGCTTCCCGGAGACCGTCAAGGTCAATTCCGGTTCCACGTAGACGAAAGATCCCGAGATGCCGTCGCCCGCAAGAGGCCCGCTGTCCCCCGCTACGCTGAACCCGTCTATGGCGAGAGAGTCGCGGAGCCTTTCAAATTGTTCGCGGCTGAGTGTGTATTTTCTCATTTGAAACCCCGCCCCGCAAGCGTCCAGACTCACGAGGCGGGTAAACGGAGTAAGGATCTACATGGTCAAAATGGTACTCTCTATTTCAAACGATGTAAAGGGTTTTGTGTTGGCCTCACCGCAAATCGATCTTCGCGTTTGGTTTGGAGCGTTCGACATTCACGGATGGAGGAACCGCGCGGCGGAGGATTGGTAGGGCCGATGAGATTTGAACTCATGTCGGAGGAGTGAAAATCCTCTATCCTGACCAGCTAGACGACGGCCCCATGCCTACGCGGATCTTTCAAATATATTCTGAAAACGGCTGGAACTCGTCGCCTATCCAATTTAAATCGACCCATTCGGTTCTTCGCCGATGTTTCCCATTTCTGGGTGTCCTAGAGATCCACGCGCGGACATTTCTAGACGAGGGCCGATCACCGCTTTCGACGACATTCTAGCAGGTTTTGTAGCGCCCGGATGCGCCTGCGGAGTTTCTTGACTTTACGTATGGCCCGTTCTTCGCCCCGTTTTGTTTGTTCGATTTGAGATTTTGACATCCGGACCAGACCTTCAACTAAAATCGTGGTTGTCGTAGCCACAAACCCTCCCTGTCGAGCCTTCAAACTTCACGCGAAGCGCACCACTGACCGAGGCCAAAACAAAAAACATCACAAATTCGGCACCTCATTCGGGAACCCAATAAAGTATGCCGTAAGCTGCTCTGGCGTCCCATTGAACGTATCCCGATCCACTTGTCCCACCACTCCAGGGCATGAGCCTATCCCGTGCTGCCAGATCCTCCATGCTGTCCAGCCGGCCGGCAACACAGGTTCGGGAGTGAACCCCGTCAACCACAAATCGCAGTTGTGCAGGTAGCCCAGCGTCTCTGGATCGGCGTCGACAAGGGCTAACTTCAGGAACACGGCGGACGTGTAAAGCATCGGCCATGAGCCCCCGGTCCGTTGATAAATCCGCTGCACGAATAAACCGGCTTGTTTGGCGGTCATCGTGTTCGACTGGTTCCACTCCCAATCCAGAGCGAGAACCGATGGGGCTGGAATCGCGTAATGGGCGCCCATCATTCCCATGAAGTAGTCGGCCTGCTTCACGGGATCTTCGAACGCTACGCCGAAGTGGTAGGCGCCGGTGATGATTTTCGCGGCCGTGGCCTCGGCGCGCCGTGCTGCATATGTTGGATCGGACCATAGACCTTGGCTGCACTTATGCATCATCGCCTGCACGCTCGATGCTTTGATTTCGGGGAATGAGCTTACCGTGTTCCAGTGGGATAAATCGATGATTGAATCTGTTCCGGGGATCATTTTGGGTTGGCCTCAGCGGGTTTCGATCTCCGCGTCTACTGTTGAGAGTTCGACATTTGGAGTTTGTTCCTTCGAGTCGATGCGAGACAAAAACACAAAGAGCGCAGGGGCACACTCTACGCAAATATCGTAGTGAAAGCTTTCGCTGACCGTCACGGTTTCCCAGTTTTCAACGAAGTCGTTACCATCTCTGGTCGTTCCCTCGATGCCGCAACGATCACATCTGAAGATTTTCATTTGTTGGCCTCAGCGGGGTTCGCGCTTCGCGTCGGGTGATTGAACGTTCGACACTTCATGCCTATTTGAACACCGCGCGCATGAAGGCCTTCGAAATGACACCAGATCTTTATCGGGGCTCGAAACGTGAGCGGGTATTTCGAATTCATTCCGAGCCAAAACGACATCTGATTAACGATTGGAATTGTCGGATTCACGTCCATTGCAAACTGCTGGCCGGAGTCGATCTCGCCCAGCGTTGAAAGTGTGAAGCTATTTGCTCCACAGCCGGGGCACGTCGTCGCGTTCGCGTAAACCGATTTGCAGAAGTCGCAAATACGAATCGGGCTGAGTGGCTCTTTTACGGTCTGCATGTGCGCGAGTGGCGACCAGAGGTAGCACTTTTGGCCGAGGAAGAACTGCCACCACATCTCGTCCCGGCACATCGCTACGTCAAGCGGATCAGCGCTCTTGCTGAAGGTGAAAATGACCCGCTCGATTGCGAATGCTTCAGGAGCGTCCAGCTTTTGACTCTGGCCCAGATTGGTTTCGAGATAGGTTTTTCCGGAGGATCGATCTACGTTTGTGAAGAACGTGCCGTTTTGGATAGTAAAGGTCCCGCCTGCTGTGTAACAGATACAATCCCAAAGCCTCCCGGTCTGCACGTCCAACTGATTCGAGATGTTAATCTGCCCGTGGAATTTATTGATGATCCGCTGTTGATTGGCCGACGATGCAATCTTTGACATAGCAACTTCGGCAGCATTCCGTCCCACAAGACCTCCCATGTCGAACCTTCAAAGCCCCACCGAAGCGCCCGGCTCCGGTGAGGCCAAAACAACAGAATTACGAATTCCCGTGCCCGCCTCCAATGCGAGTAGAGGAAACCACGGCTTTGTACGGAGGTGGGGGAACCAGCGTGTATTTGATTGGTCCCGTGGGCGGAATCGTGACCCCCGTTGTATTTGTGGGATCGGGGAAGAACTGCGGCCCCTCAGTGTAGCCGTAGTCGATGCGCCGCATGGCCATCACGGTCCCCATGCTTCGGATTCCCCAGGCTACCTCGGCCGGATCTCCGTAGGGCTGGTCTGAGGCTGTCATGGCGTTGTACAGCTCCGTGGCCTTTTCCGGGGCGAAGCGGGGTGAAAAGGGCGCGCTGTAATCCGCGTAGTGCATGGTGAACGCCAGGTGCGCGGGGTTCAGGCTCAACGGGTACGCGTCGTCATAGCGCTTGATGATGAACGCGTAGTCCGGGTCCTCCGGGAACGATTGGGTATACGTTCCCAAGGTGTTGATGATGTCCTGGTCTGTGTAGTTGTCCGGCAGTGTTTTGCCGGAGGGAAGTGTTAGCATTTTCTCTTTTCTCCTTTTTTATTGGCCTCGGTCGGTACTGCTTTTTACTTTGATTTTGAAGGCTCGACAGTCATCTACCGTTCGCCGCGTCAACAAATGCCCGCACGACGGATTTAAAGAGATAGTCCTTGATCTTCTGTTCCATCGGAAGAAACCGATATTGAACGAAGCAAGGATGCTCTTTCTTGGCGGGATCTTTCACCGCGCCGTATTTCCACCCATCCGTGGCCTTGTCTTTCAACCACGCATCATGTTGCGCCGATGCTGGTGCGTCGGGATTCGCAATTGCGAACTCTACGCCCTTGATAGCCGATTGCCGCTGCCATTCCTCAGCTTCCGGCCATTCCTTCTGCGAACCATCACCGATGGAAACGCAATAGGCCCGATTCGTCTCATGGCAAATACGTGCAATTTGTTGAACGTCCACAAACCCTCCCTGTCGAACCTTCGGCCCCAACGCGAAGCACTCAGTAGCGGTGAGGCCAAAACAAAAACATTCTTTTACGCCGTGACTACTGCAAGATCCTTTTCCAGTTGTGCGAGATTGAATTGAGAAGGAGAAAGACCGTTCTTCTCAATCCAATCGAGCGAGACGGCTGCCCACATCTCATCAACGTAATCGGTTGCGAAGTTCGGCGACATCTTGAGCCGTTCCGCCCACGTGATGACCGTGAGCGATTTGGGGGACACTGCAACCGTAGGAATGCAATGCCCGCCCCAGCTCCCCGGCACGCCGTTCTGAGACATAATGCCACCGTCGGGAACGGTCCAGGAGTTGAACCCCTGCACCGACGTCGGAAGCTGAATGCCGGTGAAAACGTTGCCGAACAGATAGACCGCTTCCCGCACTTCGTTCGCGTTCAGTGGATTGACGGAAACAAATGCCAGAATCTTGTGGCCGGCGATTCCAGTTTGACGCCAGTAGTTCAGCGCATCGAGCATGACGCAGCCGTTGTCGGTCGCGTTCGATTGCGGGTTCGTCGGATCGTCCGGCACGTAGCCGCCGATGTCCTCGTAGGCTTTGAGGATGTTGGCTTGCGTGGGGATGATCGGGTTGCCCGCGTATCGGGTCCACTGCTCGATCATGTGCCCCATCGCGGCGGGAACGCAGTCCCCTAAAACGTCGTTGTAGTACATGGGCCAGCTCGGGACTTTGGCGACCCAGGAGACTTCGGGCGGAACGACGATTCCGGGGACGCGATAGCGCGCCATCTTCAGTGTTCTGTGATCGACTACCTTGGGTAGCTTTCCGAGCTTATGTACTTTCACTTTGTTCTCCTTTTTTGTTGGCCTTGCCGCTAATCGATCTTCGCCTCTGGTGTTAAGCGGGCGACATTCACGGGGTTGTTCTCCGAGTCGAGCAGAGGTAGCCCCGTTTTGACATCCAGCGTGGATTTCAATATCCAATCGTCACCCGGCGTGAATGGTTCCGTTTTGCCGCTTGTCATCAGCGATTCGACGCGCCCGTCAATCAGGAAGCACAATCTTCCCATAGTCGGATTGGCTTTGGATTGATAGAGCATTTGGTGAGTCGCGCCTGGTGGCATTTTGGGTGTCCCTGCCAACTGGGGAACCCCGGCTTCAAGAATCTGTACCATGGACTTAAGCAAAGGGAGAAGCGTCACTATCCATGACTGCTTGGGCGGTTGATCGTGCTCGCGCTCGTGATTCGAAATGCGATGCAAGATGAGCTCCCCTTTGGCCATCGCCGCTTCAGGCGTCGTAAACACGTCCTGCAGGATGTTGGCCGCGTAACCTTCAACGGGGAGATCTTCGACTTTCTCGACGATGCAAAGGAGCTGCTCGCCCTGGTAGCCGAGCCATCCCGATTTGATCTGCTGCCACTCAATTGGCTTTGACGTATCCACAAACCCTCCCTGTCGAACCTTCACACTTCACGCGCACTCTCGATAGCGGTGAGGCCAAAACCTACGGCTTCATCAGAGTTTTACACTTGGCCGACGTCGCCTGAAATTTACTCTTGAGCGATCCCAGCGCGCGCCGATCTCCAGTCCCCAGCTTCACACCATTGAGTGTGCCGTGCTTGATCGCACTTTGAACCATGGGGCTCTTGAACTGCGCAATAAACAGGTTCACCGCCGCTTCGATCGCTTTGACAATCGCCGCGACTTCAGGTCCAATTGTTGGACCGAGCGCCGGCACCGCCACGGCCGCGAAATACCCGATGATTTTCTCGGACTGTATTAATGCCGTGTCCGTCGACAATAGTTCCGTTGCCGACTGGGACGCCGCATCGCTCACGGCGCCGGTGTATGCCAGGATAATGTTGCCGATTCCCGGCGGCACAAGGCCGGCTCCCTCTAGCAGTGGAATCGTCACGGCTGCCGCGGCGCACGCATCGGAGACGACGGTTAAGGAGATTGATAGGCCGGTGGTGGAGCAACTGCTCAAGAGCAGCGTACCTATCACCGTGAAGATCAGAGTGGATTGGTAGTAGAGTTTCATAGTCTTTTTTTATTGGCCTCGGTCGGTGTTGCTTTTCACTTTGATTTTGAACGCTCGACAGGGAGGGTTTGTGGGGCTGTCTTCTCCTGCCGGAGAAACAACAATCCGTGGGCGAATGGCGGTACGAGAGTGTTGCGCGGGAATAGCCCAAACCCACTGTAGCGTCAACTCTCGATATGTGTCCGTATGCACATCCCTCCACAAGCCCTCCCTGTCGAACCTTCAAACGGCATACCCTTGACAGGCCCCTCGCATCTCTACAAGCTTGCAGCGGGAACATTCGCGCACCCTGGTCTTGTAAAAATTCTTACTGGTCACAAATTCACCAAAGGCATGTGCCCCACCGTTTATACATCGCGGTATCTCAACTTCTGGTATCTCAACTTCTTCACGTTCTCCTTCGCCTGACGAGAATCGTATTGACTTCAACCCGTCATAAACTGCAAGCGCTCCTAAAACTGCCCAGAACAAATCTACAAACCCTCCCCTGTCGAACCTTCAGACCTCACGCGCGATCTCAGTAGCGGTGAGGCCAAACCAAAATCAACGCCTACGTGCCCAAAGTGATCACCTGTGAAATAGCCAGAGGATAACCCCCGCTAGCAGGTGGAAGATACCTGAACAACGTCTGACTGAGCGAAGTCCACAAAGCAATGGACGCTTCCGGTGCACAA